GCTGGCTATGGAGGAGATCAGAGTACTGGTTGAGAGCCTACGCACTAACATTTCTTTCGCCTTGGATGCCATGACCATCGAGGCACCGTTTCCAAGGAACACCAACCGCGGGCTGCCCTATCCACCCCGCGTCTCTCGCCCCGATGAGGACGCTACACCCGTGCTCGACAGGGGCCCTACCAGGAGGATGAATGGCGAAAGATCCCGACGACCATCTCGACGGCCCAGAAGATGACGATGGACAGGGAAAGGGCAAGGCGTAAACGCCTAGCCCTAGCCTGCGAGGCGTCAGACACATCGACCTGGACGCTATTAATAAGGCGTATAAGGGTACGATCTTCGAAGGGAACATCGTCCCGTTGGCCAAACACTTCGCCCCCGGTCACAACGTCTGGAAGTGGGCTACGCGGGTTAACTCGGATCGCAGGATCCAACAGTTCCCGGGTATCCATTCAAACGACGCGGTGATGGCCGCGATACAGAAGGATGCGCACCTTGCCCTAAGCGCAGAGCTACCATCCGACATTGTCGGTAGCGACGTCGGCCCGTCGGCCGTCGTCGCTGATTTTTCGAGGTTGCTCTGCGTGCAGGGTGCTATGCAGGAGCCGCTCGCTTCCATCCCTGGTGACAACAGGGAGGTGCTCGCGACGAAACTGCGTGAGGGACCGAACTCTAACAACCCTGCGTTGCTGGAGTACATACGGACGGACAAATTGCCGCAAGAGATTGTGGACATAATCCGCGACTGTATGGAGGTCATGGCGGGCTTGGGCCACGTCGGATCCATCCCCGTCAAGAAACGCAGTAGCACTGGCATGCCGTTTATGTCGAACAAGGCTGCGGCTAAGGAAGCGGCCATTCAGCCGTGGATCCTTGAGGCTGCGGCGCTTGTCCGTCTTTTTGAGAAGGCGGACATGAACACGCTCCACTCTGACTACGGTCAGGACCTCTGCTACTTCACCGCTCACCGGGTCCAATCGAACATTTGTTCTTGGGACTCGGATAAATGCGAGTGGGTTGGCAAGTCACGAGTTGTGTACGACTGCTACGCTAGGGCGGTCAAGGCGTTGATGCGCACCAAAAGCGTAGCTCGTCTCGGCATGTCGTCAAGCGCGCGGTGGCGGCAGGTCACCGCGGGTAGCACCATGATGTTCCCCCTGAGGCTTGTGGCTCACTCTGGCGAGGATTTCTTATATCAGAGCTTCCCTGAGACCTTTTTGCACGCAGGGCAAAGAGACATCGAAAGGAAGGTCAACTCCATGGCACGCGTCGTAATTTACGATGTTGGCAACATGGATCAGACCTGGCCTCTGCAAATGCGCGACGCCTTCGTAGATGCGATCGCCGCACTCTACGAACCATGGGTCGGGGTCTTGCTGCTCAAGGCTCTCGCCGCTCCGTGTCTGATCAGGGCTGATTACCCCGATCTAGTCGGAGCCTATATTCGGGGAAACCCGTTTGACCTGGCCTCGTTCAACAATCGTTACGTCTTTCCATCTGGCGTGCCAGTCACGTCGTTGGCGACTAAGATGGCCGGCGCGACCATCATGTATTACATCGCGTTAAAAGCCGG